CTATTATCCATATTATAAAATTATTCCTCCATGGTAGGCAACCGATTTTTAATCATTCCCAGTTTTAAAAAAACAACCACCAAGGAGAGAAAATGAAAAAGCTAGAAAAGTTTGAACCAAACAAAAACGACAAGAGGCCTATAGCAAAATTTTATCGTTGCTGGCTTGAGGATGTAGCAAGGGGAATGTCACTGCAGAACTGCCGGGGGATAAATCATGAGCAGTACCGAGCAGCTGACAGGCTTATCTGCAACTACCAACGGCTATTTGGAGGAAATTGCAAGAGCTTTGTTGAGATAGCCGTAGAGAAGAACTTCAGCAGGACAGGAAAGTTCGACGCACAGGTAGATGCCATGCAGCATCATGCCAAGGTATTTGGCAGGTTAAACACGAAATCACGCCAGATCATTGAGCATTTTTGCTTACGTGAGCAGCCATTGCGTAAGTTCGAGCAATCACAAACTCCACAGTGGCCAAAGGGAGCTGGTAGCGTGAGATTAAGGGAGGCGCTTGATGACTTGATCGAAATTTACAGGAAAACAGAGAGTGTTATCAAGTAAAGTGTAACCTCTAACGAAATAATTATGCCCTAGATGGTGCTTGGGCTTGTAAATAGTGTCAACTATAAAGAACTTTTAGTTAAAAGCTATTGCAAGTAGGTAAACTTTAAGTTATAATGTTATGTAACAATCAAATAGTAGAGGCTGTAGCCTGGGCACATGCCCCAGAACGAAAGGACTAAACCAAAGCCGGTACAGCAGAAGACAATAGCTGGTAATGTCCGCAGGCTATATGTTGAGCTGGAAAGCTGCAATGCTTTCAAGATTACCTGCATTATTGCCTAATGCAGGAACCGGAAACGATGATAGGCTGAACTCGAAAAGTCATTAAATTCGCCTCTGGTTTTTAGGCAACCTCAGCTGGATTAGGGTTAAAATCCAGGTGCCCGAACTCGAAAGGGTAATTACTGACTGGAACAGGTAAAAATTCAGACGCCCGAACTCGAAAGGGTAATCACTGACTGGAACAGGTAAAAATTCAGACGCCCGAACTCGAAAGGGTAATCACTGGCTGAAGCAGGTAAAAATTCAGACACAATTTAGCTTAATTAAAAAGATTAAAATATGGCAATCATCAGAGAAGAAAGAAGCAATAGCCGTTTTAAGCAGTTACTGGCACCGATAGCGATTAATGCCGATAAGGCAGATATCGTAGCGCTGGATGTCACAGGCTTTGATAGTGCAAGCTTCATGGTAACAGTTGGAGCTGCTAACGTTGAGCCGGCCGATGACAAGCACGTGCAAATAAGGCTAGTGCATTCAAACGACAATGTGAACTTTGTGGATTGCACAGACAGCGAGGTTTTAGGTAGTCTGCCAGGCATGCTAAATCCAGGCACTTTTGCACACCTAAAGGCAGCTGTAGCAGCGGATACAGCCTATATAGCCGGATACATAGGCGATAAGCGTTACGTTAGGCCTGTGATCAAGGTAACAGGGAACCTAGGAGATGGTGTCATTATCGGGATAGCAGCGGTGCTACATGGCACCAAATATAGGCCTGTGCAGTAAGGGTGTTGGTATGTTTGTAGACGTCAAAGATGACATCAACAAGATAGCCAAGCATATGGATGCAATGGGAAAGAAGCAGTTACCATACGCTTTAAAGCAAACGCTGAATGATCTAGCCGTAGGAGCTCAAAGGCATATCTGCGCCAAGATTCCAAGCATATTCGATAATAGGATTAACTGGTGGAGTCCGAAGGTTAAAACAGGCATCAAGGTTAGCTTTGCAGCTAAAGATAACTTGGTTGCGAGCGTTTACACCAAAGCACATTTTGCTCATATCCAAGAAGAAGGTGGAACTAAAAAAGCCTATCATGGTGGAAATCTGGCAGTACCAACTGAGCATATTCCAAAAGGCTTAAGGAGTTCAAAAGGCTTGCAACGCAGCCAGGGGGATAGGACAGTGTTTAGACTTGGTAGAGGTATCTATAAGAGGGTTAGTAATCAACAGTTGAAAAAGCTATATAGCCTTACTCCACAGGCAAAGATCAAGCCACGCTTTGGATTCAAGCAGATGGCTATAAGCAGCTTTAACAAAGACTTTGATAGGGTATTCACCAAATGGTTCGACTATGCACTGAGGACAGCCAGGTGATCAAGCAGGACACTTTGGTCACAATGTCTATCCCATATCCCAGTACTTAAGGTACTTCCTGGGCTCTTCAACCCTGGGTGACTGGCCACCCCGCCCCTTTCCTAGCGACAAAAAAATATTTTGCATTTCACTTCACTTTTGACAACAAAAGCCTTTAGTATGCACCTTACAAGGCAAAAAAGAGCGAAATTAAACGTAATTCAATAGCGAAATGACGAAATAAAAGTATGAATCAAAGAATTTTTGCCAAAATTGGAAAATCTAATTGTCGTTAGCCAGCGTCAGGTCGTGACAAATTGTCACAGGTTCAAATTAAAACAAGTAATGAAACATGAACAATTCCAATCACAAAGTATCAGATATTGCAGCAGCTCTGCGCTTGAGTACAAGGCGCGTGCAGCAATTAGCGCAGGCAGGGATATTGCCGAAGCCGGTTAGCGGTAAATACGATTTGGTGCAATGCATAAAATCTTATGAGCAATATATTAAGAATAACCAGACCTCCGATAATCCTGCTAGCAACGATATAAATAGGCAGAGAGTAAGGCTACTTAGGGCCCAAGCTGAAAAAGCTGAACTGGAACTTGAGGTTTTGAAAGAGAAGTATCTGGAGGCCTCCGAAGTAGAATTTACCTGGAGCAATATGGTTATTGCCTTCCGCTCTAGGATGCTGGCCATACCAAGTAAGCTAGTAAGGCCACTTGCTGCTGCAGGTAGTGATTTTGCTAAAATCGAAAAGATTTTGGAAGACGAAATATATGATGCTTTAACGGAGCTCAGCAAAGAAGATGAAGAAGAATCAGGTTACGGGGATAATCAAGAGCCGACTGACACCACCTCCAAGGCTAAAGGTAAGTGACTGGGCAGATTGTTACCGCAAGCTTTCAAGCGAATCCTCTGCGGAACCTGGAAGCTGGAATACTGACAGAGCCCCATATCAACGCTCAATCATGGATGCGGTGAATGACCCTGCTATTGAAACCGTAGTGGTGATGTCATCGGCACAAGTTGGTAAGACTGAGATCATCAATAATATCGTGGGATACTATATCCATCAGGACCCAGCACCAATGCTGGTAGTGCAGCCAACTGAGAAGATGGCTGAGAGCTGGTCTACGGATCGACTGTCGCCCATGCTCAGAGATAGCGAGGTATTTAAGGACCTAATCAAGGATCCAAGATCTCGTGATGCAGGTAACAAGGTACTATATAAGAAATTCCCCGGAGGTCATATCACTATGGCCGGCAGTAATTCGCCTTCATCTTTGGCAAGTAGGCCTGTGAGGTTAGTGCTTTGCGACGAAGTAGATCGCTACCCTGCAAGCGCTGGCTCCGAAGGCGACCCCGTGAACCTTGCGAAAAAACGGGCTACCACCTTTTGGAATCGTAAGATCGTACTGACTTCGACTCCTACTATCAAGGACTTAAGTCGCATTGAAGCAGCTTACCTGCAGAGCGATCAGAGACGCTATTATGTACAATGTACCATTTGTGGTGAATATCAAACGCTGAAGTGGTCAGGAGTCAAATGGCCTGAAGGAGAGCCGGAGAAAGCTCATTATGTTTGCGAAGTAAAGGGCTGTGTTTTGCAGGAATCGGATAAACCAAAAATGCTCGAAGGTGGGCAGTGGCGCCTTGAAGGAGAGACCGGCAATATCGCTGGCTTTCACTTGAACGAGCTATATTCTCCCTGGGTTAGCTGGCCGAAAATGGCGACGGAATTCCTGCGAGCTAAGCTGATGCCAGAAACCTTGAAGACCTGGATCAACACCAGCCTTGGGGAAACCTGGGAGGAAGGCGGTGATACGGTTGATGAAACTTCCCTCCTTAGCCGTAAAGAAAACTGGGGAGATAAGGCTCCATCTGGCATAGTGATTATTACTGCCGGAGTTGACGTACAGGACGATCGGCTGGAAATAGAGATTGTAGGCTGGGGGATCAGGGAGGAAAGCTGGTCCCTTGGTTACAGAGTTATCCATGGCGATCCTGCCCAAAATGAGGTGTGGGATGACCTAGACAATATTCTGGAGCAGCCTATTAAGCATGAAAGCGGAATCTTTTTAAGGATAGCCTGCACCTGTATTGACTCAGGAGGCCATCATACGCAAAGCGTTTATGCATACTGCAAAAAGAGGCAGCTGCGGAGAATATTCGCCGTCAAGGGCTCATCGATTGCAGGCAAAGCCCTAGTTAGTAGGCCTTCGATAGCAAATCGAATGAGGGTGAAGCTATTTTCAATTGGTACGGATACGGCAAAAGAACTGATCTACAGCAGGCTTAAAATCACTGAACCAGGCGCCGGCTATTGTCACTTCCCCGCACATTATGATGAGACCTATTTCAAACAGCTAACAGCCGAGAAGGTAGTAACACGCTACAATAAGGGCTTTCCGGTGCGTAAATGGGAGAAACCGCAAGGCAGACGTAATGAGGCGCTAGACTGCAGAGTCTATGCCTTGGCAGCCCTGCACATCATTAACCCGAACTTGGAATTGCTAGCAGTCAAAATGCAGGAAGAGGCAGAAGCAAAGGAAGTAGAAACGCAAGCAGTAGAAGAAATAAGACAAAATAGCTTTCTGCAATTCAGAAGAACCCCAAGAGCCAGTTTTGTAAGAAACTGGTAAATAATTACGAAAATCCATGACTATACCAAATATTGAACCAATGACTTTCACAGTTGGTGAGAGTGTGGAATGGAAGCGATACTTGCAGAGTTACATACCTACCGACGGCTGGGGGCTGTTTTACTCTTTCCGCAATTTCAAGGGCGGTTTTGATGTTGCAGCAACCCCTAAAGTTGATCACTATCACGTTTCTTTAAGTTCAAAAGAAACTACCCTATATAAAGCCGGTACCTATTGGTGGCAAGCTACTTTGACCAAGGATGGTAGCGACAATTGGCATATAGTCGATGAAGGCAGCTTACTAGTTAAGGAAAATCTGGCGCTTACGAAAAAATATGACGGTCGAAGTCATGTAAAACAGGTGCTGGATGCATTGGAATCTACAATTTTAGGTAAGGCTAGCCGTGACCAAATGGGCTATAGCATAGCAGGTAGGAGCATCTCAAGGTTATCTCCTGCAGAGCTGCTTAAATGGCGTGACCTCTACAAAGCAGAATATGCGAGAGAAGCTAGACAAGAACGCTTGAACCAAGGGCTTGGTAGCGGCAGTATAATCAAGATTAGGTTTTAAACTACCTTTTACATCATGAAATTCCTCAATTTTTTCAAAAAGCAGGAACCTGTCAAAAGAAAATATGCTGCAGCTGCTATTAATAGATTAACAAGTGACTGGCTTGTAGGCACTACTTCTGCTGACAGCGAATTATACAGAGACCTTCGCACTTTACGAGGTAGATCAAGAGAACTCTGCATCAACAATGATTATGCAAGGCGATTCCTGAAGCGCACTTCTACGAATGTTATAGGTAGCAGCGGCATCAGGCTGCAGCTGAGGTCACAAGATACCATCTCTGAGATTAATGAGGAAATATTAAAACAATTTGAGCTATGGGGTAAAAGAGGCAATTGTACTGTAGATGGCAGGTTATCTTGGATCGATTGCCAGAGACTCTTTTTGGAGGGTATGGCACGAGATGGAGAGGTCATAGTAAGGCTAGTAGAGGGGTTCAATAACGACTTTGGCTTTGCCCTGCAATTTATCGAAGCAGATCATCTGGATGAGAACCTGAATCAGCCCCTGACTGGAGGTAACTACATCAGGATGGGAATCGAGTTTAACCAGTGGAATCGTCCTATTGGCTATCATTTACTGAAAGCTCATCCGGGCGATAACTTTAACCAATCTGAGCAAAAATACACCCGCATCCCTGCAGAACAAATCATCCACGGATTCCTTGTTGATAGGCCTAGTCAAAGCAGAGGTGTACCCTGGATGCACAGCGCCATGACTCGCCTCAGGATGCTTGCAGGATACGAAGAGGCAGAGCTAGTTGCAGCAAGGGTTGGAGCAGCAAAAATGGGCTTTTTTGTTTCCACCGATGGCACCGGTTATGTCGGTGCTGAGGATGCTTTGGGAAACAAAATCATGGAAGCAGAGCCAGGAACCTTTGAGCAGCTGCCGGTAGGTGTGGATGTACGGATGTTTGATCCGAATCATCCAACGTCTAGTTTTGCTGATTTTGAGAAGTCAATCCTTAGAGGTATCGCTAGCGGCCTTGATATTTCCTATGCGACGCTAGCAAATGACTTGGAAAACGTCAACTTTTCCTCAATTAGGCACGGTAGCTTAGAGGATAGAGACACATGGAGGATGCTGCAGACTTACGTTATAGAGCACTTCTGTGACAGGGTTTTTGAGAAATGGCTGCTTATGGCGATAACTACAGGCCGCCTCAATTTACCTTTATCACAGTTTGACCAATACAACAAACCAATCTGGCGCCCACGTGGTTGGGCTTGGGTTGATCCATTGAAAGACAGTCACGCAAATGAAATTGCTATAGCCCAAAAAACTAGAACCAGAAGCCAGATAGCAGCAGATCAAGGTAACGATATCGAGGAAATCTTCCAGCAGTTAGTATTTGAAGAAGGACTAGCGAAAAAATACGGGCTGAAACTTGAAGATCAAAAAACTAAAGAAACAGAGGTAACAGATGAAGACGAATCAGACGATTAGTATCGGCGTTTTATACAGGCACAGCATGATAGATAAAGCGGAAAACAGTAGTAGTAACAAAGAGGACCGAAGCTTTGAACTCTCCTTCTCCAGTGAGGAACCGGTGGAGAGGTTTTTTGGCCTTGAGATTCTTGACCACAAACAAGAGAGTATCAAGCTTGACTGGCTCAAATCAGGCAGAGCTCCTCTGCTCTTAGACCATGATCCAACAAAGCAAATCGGTATTGTTGAAGCAGCTGAAATCAGTGTTGATGGCAAAGCTAGAGCCAGAATTAGGCTCAGTAAAAGCGAATTAGCAGAGAGTGCTTACCAAGATGTACTTGATGGCATCAAGAGCAATATATCAGTGGGTTATCGTTATTTAAGCGATGGAGTGACCCTGGAGCAAGAAGCTAAGGGTAAGAAGCCCGGCATTTACCGTATCACGGCTTGGGAGCCGCTAGAAATCTCCCTGGTCTCCATCCCAGCCGATCATACGGTAGGTATTGGCAGAAACCAAAACGAACAACAAACAATTTTTCAAGTGAGGAGCAATAATAATATGCAAACAGAAATAACAAATAATATGGAAGGACTGAACCCAGCCCAAATTAGGAAAGACGAAACCGAAAGGGTTTCAGAGATACTGGTCCTTGGTGATAGGCATAACATGCGTGATATAGCAATGGAATTCATCCGTGAAGGTAAAACCGTAGATAACTTCAGGCAGAAGATCCTGGATAATCTAAAGTGTGCACCGTCTATTACTACCACATCACCTGAGCAAGCAATAATAGGCATGAGCAGAAAGGAAGCTAGAAGCTTCTCAATCTTGCGGGCTATCAGAGCGGCATCCACCGGCAACTGGAGTGATGCAGAACTTGAAAAAGAAGCCTCTAGCGCGGTAGCCAAAAGAATCGGCAGAGAACCTGGTAGTTTTTTCGTTCCCCTAGACGTCAGCCTTGAGCAAAGGAGCTTTCAGGCCAGAACGATGGAAAAATTATCAAACGTTGCAGGCGGCTATCTGGTTGATACAGAGTACCTAAGTAGCAATTTCATAGAATTGCTCCGCAATAAAATGCTGGTTCGGCAAATGGGAGCTAAGGTAATGAGCGGGTTACATGGTGACATAGCTATACCAAAGCAAACGGGAGGCGCTAGCACTTTCTGGGTATCGGAAGGACGCGCTCCAGAGTATAGCCAGCAAGCCTTTGGTCAGGTAACCTTGAGCCCCAAAAGCATAGCAGCCTATACCGACTTTACCCGTAAGCTGGTATTGCAAGCTAGCCCTGATATAGAGAGCCTTGTCAGGAACGATCTTGCTACCGTTATAGCCCTCGAGATTGATAGAGCGGCCATTTGCGGCAACGGTATAGGTGCTGAGCCTTTAGGCATATTAAACACTGCCGGTATAGCATCGGTAATATTTGCTGATGATAATGCGATAAACTGGGCAAAAATAGTTGACCTTGAGAGTAAAATCGCTGCCAAAAATGCCGATATAGGCGCCCTCGGCTACCTTTGCAATGCAGCCATGCGCGGGTTACTCAAGAGTACTGAGAAATCTCAAAATACGGCAGAGTATCTCTGGGAATCAAGAGGCGCTGACCCTGGCTTTGGTTACCTAAACGGCTACAGAGTTGGCACTACCAACCAGATGCCGGCAGACACTATGCTCTTCGGTAACTTCTCTGATCTGATTATTGGCCAGTGGGGAGTACTCGACGTCCTGGTTGACCCCTACACCCTCGGCACCAGCGGCGGCATCAGAATCAGAGTCATACAGGACGTTGACGTCGCTATCAGGCACGCAGAAAGCTTTGCTGTACTGAAAAAATAAAACAATTCCGGCACCTAAAACCTGAATGTCTGTAACCCCAATAGATAAGCACCTTCCACCGTAGCGGGATAATCCCGGTACGGGCGCAGCAGGCTTAGACCCTAGCTTTCAAGACTATGATGCCTGCAAACCCAGTAATCAAGCGCTTTCTCCCGTCCATACGAATCTGGAGGACGGACAGAAGATGCTTAAAGTTTGGATTCCAAGCCTGTAGTATCCGTAACCCCAGTTAGCAAGCGGCTTTCCCCGTGGGTAAGAATTCCGACCACGGGTGAAGGCCGTATAAAGTCTAGCTTCCAAGTTTGTAGTATCCGCGAACCAAGTAGATAAGCGCCCTCTATCGTACCGCAAATCTGCGGTACGGGCAGGAGCCGCATAGAATCTGGCTTTGAGAGTGGTGCAGAATTTAACTGAATCTCTATATCTCAAAATAGATTTTATATTAACCAAAGTAATTAAGGAGCTATTTATGAATAGGCAATCAGACATAGACTTACCTCTCATCAAACATGAAGAAGAAGGTGGGATAATTTATCAGCGAATACAAGATGGTTACGTTAACGCAACAGCTATGTGTAAAGCCGCTGATAAAGAATGGAGCAATTACCACAAAGCTACATCTACAAAAGAATTTTTAGATGAGTTGTCTAGGTCCCTTCAGATTGGAAGGGACCTCTTAATTCGCATGGTTTCAACAGGAAGAAATGAATTAAGAGGCACTTGGGTACACCCTCAAGTAGCAACTCATTTAGGGCAATGGTTATCACCCAAATTTGCAGTTAAGGTATCAAAATGGGTTTTGGACTGGATGTCAGGAAATAGGCCTCAATATACCATGCCCTATCACTTAAGACGTTACCTAGCAAATACAAAAAATGTGCCAAGAGACCATTTTTCTGTACTACAGGAGATGGATATAGTGCTGGTAGCTCCTCTGGAACAGCAAGGGTACCTTATACCTAGTGAAATAATACCGGATATATCAGAGGGCTTGATGTTTGCAAACTGGCTAAAGGCGCAAGGAGTCGATACTGGTAAAATGCCTACCTATCCTCATAAATATGAAGACGGCAGAGTTGTTGCAGCTAAGATGTACCCGCTAGAGTACTTGCCGGCTTTTAGAGAGCATGTGTTGAAAGTCTGGCTACCAAAAAAGGCTAGAGAATATTTTGCAGCAAGAGATCATCGTGCTTTACCCTATTTGGATAAGATACTACAAGATAATGCGACAATAGCTGCAAGGCCTTTTAGCCGGTTACCTCTACTGAACCAAGATCTCCTGGGCTCTATGATGATAAATTAGCCCTATGCCATTTCAAGAAGACTTTGAAGAATTTTTAGATGAAGAGCAAGGCTTTGCGAGCTTTGCGGTAATCACCCCTGCTTTAGGAAAGTCTTACAGGGTTAAAGGCATATTCACTAATGAATACCTTGATATTGATAGCGGCATGGCTAGGTTTAGTGGCAGCAATCCCGTGTTTGAGTGCGCAAGCAAAGCAGTAGAAGCAGCAGGATATGGGGATTTACTGACTATTGGTAAGGTAAGTTACCGCATAGTAGGAATCAGGCCAGATGGTAATGGTTGGGTGAGACTAGAACTTGAGAGGCAGGACTAATGGCGCATGCCAGAAGCATAATAAGAAAAGCTTTTGTTGACGCGCTGAAAGGTAAAACAGCAGCAGGCAATAAAGTCTATGACAGCAGACTGTACAATATGGATAACACTTCATTGCCAGGGATTATCGTCTTCTCAAGCAGCGAAAATGTTGTAACTTCAACGATAAGCCCACCAAGATCTCAGGAGCGGCAGTTGAAAGTAACCGTAGAGTGCTATGCCAAAACTGGCACTCAGGTTAATAGCGTTATCGACGATTTAGCTGCAGAAGTGGAAGAGCAGATTGCAGCAAGCAAGTTACTACCTACTATTTGTAAGGATTGCAGGCTGGAGTCTACGGATATTCAGTTAAATAGCGATGGGGATCAGCCGGTAGCAGTAGCAAGCCTGGTATTCGCTCTCCTCTACTGCAGCAGAGAAGACAGGCCGGACAGAATCATATAATTAAAAAAAGAGGTAAAAATGGCAGCACACGCAGGATCGGAGGGAATAGTCAAGATTGGCGATCATCAGATAGCTGAAGTAAAATCATGGTCGCTTGAGGAGCAATGCGACACGGTTGACGCCAGCATTATAGGCACCAAGTGGCGCAAGAATCTAGCTACAATAAATAGCTGGTCAGGATCAATCGAGGCCTTTTGGGATGAAACAGATGCGCAAGGCCAAGGAGCATTTAAGCTTGGCGCTACCCTTGAGCTAAAGCTCTATCCAGAAGGAGTAGGAAACGACAAGCATTGTTTTACTGGTACGGCGATAGTTAGCAGCATCTCAAGGCAAGGCTCCTTTGATGGATTAGTTGAGAGCTCCTTCAGCTTCCAGGGAAATGGCGAACTAGCAAAAATTAAACAACAAGAGGGACAGTAATATGACTGATAAAATAATGGATCGGATAAGAATACACTTTGACGCTAAAGAAAGCAAAGTTATTGAAGTGCCTGAATGGGGGGATGAGGGTGGTCCCTTGTATATCTACTCCTCTCCCTTGACTTTAGCCCAAAAGAACAGACTATATAAAATGTCAAAAGAAGAAGACTTAGGGCTAATGGTAGAGGCGCTGATCATGAAAGCAAAAGATGCAGAAGGCAACCAGCTCTTCACCAGAGCCGATAAGCCTGAACTGATGAGATCCTGCGACCCTGACGTACTAATCAGAGTTGCGACCAAAATCATGGAAAGTAGTGATCAGGAAATAATTGAAAAAAACTAGCCAGCCAGCCAGAATTATTTAACATGTTCGCTCTTGCTGAAGCATTAGGCAAAACTGCAGCTGAAATCGAGCAAATCACGATAGAAGAATGGTATCACTGGCTGGCATATTTAAAGCTTAAACATGAAAAATCCAGAAATATTGGCAGAAGATGAGCGCTAATAAAGAAGTTCGTGTTACCTTCAGGGGGATTGACAAAACCCGTGCAGCCTTTAGCAAAATCAAGCAGAACTTCAAACAGATGCAAGGACAACTTAGCAAAGTCAGCTTTGGTTTTGGCAAGATAGGTACCGCACTTACTGCCGCGTTTAGCGCTACGGCTTTAAAGAAAATAATCGATAGCGGCGCGGAGATTGGTAAACTTTCCGCTAAGCTTGATGTCAGTACCCACAGCCTGTCAGAGCTCAAATATGCAGCCGGAGCTTGCGGAGTGGAATTTACCACTCTCACTGCGGGCTTGCAGGAAATGGCGAGCAGAACAGCTGAGGCCGCCATAGGTACAGGAGATGCTGCAGGAGCTTTAAGGCTCCTGGGGCTATCAGCTAAGGAGCTGAACGCACTCTCGCCAGACCAACAGTTTAAAGAAATTGCCGATAGATTAATGGGAGTAGCTGATTCTTCTGTTAAAGCCCATCTTGCTGTAAAACTGTTTGGCTCAGAAGGTGCGAACCTGCTTCCTCTGCTAGAGCAAGGCTCAGAAGGAATCAGGAAGTTTCAAGAAGAAGCTAGAAAACTTGGCCTTTCTCTATCTTCAGAAGACTGCCAGGCAATGATGCAGTTTAATGAGGAGGTAGCGAAGTTACAGGCAGTAATGACCGGCTTGATGACCTCTGTACTAATACCGATACTACCGGCTATTACCGCTTTTTTTGCATCCATTCGCGATGGCCATCCTGCGATTACCTTTATTATCACAGCGATCTCTACCTTACTTGCTTTTAGATTAGCTGCATGGTTTATTGAAGCTTCAGTAGCAGTCAGGGCTTTTACAGTTGCCTTGGCAGCAAATCCACTTGGGCTCGTAGCGGTAGCAATATCTACGACTGTTGCGGCTTTGGTATCCTTAAGGCAGTGGTTTAGGGCAAGCACTGAAAGCGCTGAAGAATACAATAAGACCATAACTAAAACCATAGAACTCAGCAATATCAGCATTCCATCACAGCAAAAATCTATTGAGGTTCTAGCTAAGCGTAACGAGCTACAAATGGAAGCCAAACGAATCTTTGAACAAACTAGAACACCTTTGGAAAAACAAACGGCAGAAATGGAAAAACTAAACAGGCTACTTAAAGAAGGTTTGATTGACCAAGATACCTATAATAGAGCCATGCAGCAAAGCAGTGGGGCCTTAAACGATACGGCAGCAGAATCAGAAGGACTATTTAGTATGGTCGAAAGTAGATCGAATGAAGCCTCCAAAAGCCTGATCGATAACTTTGCAAGTTCCGCCTTTGGAATCAAAGGAGAAGTTAAAAGCTTAAAAGATACCTTCAATGATTTTTTCAGTCAATTGCAATCAGACATGCTAAAAATGTCCCTTAAGCAGGGAATGCAAGGATTAATGGGAGGTGGAGGAATAAGTGGGTTGCTTGACGGATTATTTGGTGGTGGCAGCGCGCGAGGTGGAGGTATAGGCGGCCTTGGCTCCATGTTTGCTGGTTTCTTTGCTAGCGGCGGTAAGGCCAAAGCTGGCAAGGCTCATATAGTGGGAGACGGCGGCGAGCCCGAGCTCTTCATCCCAAGCAGCAGTGGTACTATCGTTCCTTTCAGTGATCTTAAGGATCATGGTAGTAGCAGCCCAAACATTACGGTAAACATGAACATCCAAACCCCGGACCTTAGCTCCTTCAATTACAGCCGCAGTCAAATAGCCGCCGATATGGCTAGGCAAATTGCAAGAAGCAGCAGGAACCTGTGACCCATGACAACCTTTGCTGAAGTACAATTTCCGCCTGAGATATCGTACGGCTCCAAGGGTGGCCCCATCTTCTCAACCGATATCGTGACGACCTTTAGTGGTCATGAGCAACGTAATATCAACTGGCAGGAAGCTAGAGCTAGGTATGACATTGCAAGCGGCATCAAGACTGAGGAACAATGGCATCAGCTGATTGCTTTCTTTCGGGCTAGACGTGGTAGAGCCATAGGCTTTCGCTACAAGGATTGGTCAGACTATAGAGCCGTAAATCAAATAATTGGACAGGGTAACTCTGAAACTGATAAATTCCAGTTAATCAAAAGCTATCCTAGTGGTGAATATCTCTATAATAGAGTAATCAATAAACCGGTGAATAATAGCTTTTGCAAAATCTATATTGACTCAATCCTGCAGGAACAAGGCCTATTGGTAGATTTTACCACCGGTATAGTGATATTTGAACGCTTCCCTAGGCAAGGCGAGCAGATCACCGCTGATTTTGAGTTTGACGTACCTGTCAGGTTCGATACCGACCAGCTAGATCTCTCAATCGATAACTTTGCTGTCGGTTCATGGAACAATATCCCTCTAGTTGAAATCAGAATATGAGAAATTTTTCGTTATCTTTGCTGCAGCATTGCAAGGAGGAAATTACCACCCTTGCGACTTGTTGGAGGATCAAGCGGCGGGATGGCGTGACTCTTACTTTTACTGACCACGATCAGCCATTAATTATCGACCGACTAATTTACCAAGCAATAGGCAGTTTTACCCCCACCAGCATTGAGATAGGTAGCCAGCTTGCTGTTGATAATCTTGAGGTAACGGGGCAACTTCATATCGGCCAAATCACGGAAGAAGAGCTGCTAGCCGGCAAATATGATTTTGCCGAAGTGGAGATATTCTTGGTTAATTACCGAAACATTGCAGCTGGCAAGGTCATGCAGAAGCGTGGGATTCTTGGCGAAGTTACTTTAAAAAACAACCTGTTTTCTGCTGAGATCAGAGGCCTTACCCAATTCTTAAGTCAGACCCTATGTGAGGAATATGCCCCCCATTGCCGGGCTAGGCTTGGTGATAAGAGGTGTAGATTCAACCTGAAGCAGGATGGCTTTACGACTCGCGCAGTTGTAACTGAAGTAAAGGGCGGTAACAGGCAAACCTTTGTAGCAGCTAGCCTTACCCAAACAAGAGGCTGGTTTGCTTACGGGTACCTTACCTGGAGCAGCGGCAAGAACGAGGGGTTAAAAACGGAAGTGAGGGAATTTGCGGATAGCACTGTAACCCTTGTTCTGCCCATGCCCTATACTATAGAGACGGGCGATAGATTCACCGTTGTTGCAGGCTGTGATAAGAGCAGCAAAACCTGCATAGAAAAATTCAGCAACATCATCAACTTCCGTGGTGAACCTGATGTACCGGGAACGGACAAGATTCTTACCACCGCAGGAACCATAAGGCGCTAGTGCAGCAGCAGATCATATCAGCAGCCCGCAGCTGGCTTGGTACACAGTACCATCATCAGGGCCGGTTAAA